ATTGAGGACTGAATTTCTGGCGGAAAGTGCCTGTACAGACTTATCGTTTTTATCAAATTCTGAGGCTACCAGTTTCATTTCAGAGCCAAGCACTTTAAAGGAACGATTGATATCCGTTAATGCCTTTTTAAACTCTTTCTCGCCTTCAAGGCCGATTTTAAGACCAAAGTTATCTGCCATGCTTTCCACCTCCTTTGTCAGATTCCGTCTGGGATGATGTCATCAATAAACATCTCCCGTTTTGCTTTTGCCAGACCGTGATACTGTTTGTGGCACTCCCACAGGTCTAGTAGCAAACCAAACGGCATCAGCCAAAATTCATCCATGCTTAGATGTAATACGCTGATGCCGTAATATAAAAGCCTCGTAAATAACTCTTCGTCACTTACGGGGCTACTGCGTTTTTTGAGTTTTCCTCACTGACTACATTTCTTTTTGCACCCTTATAAAGAGCATTCATGATTGCTTCTTTGTACTCTGCTAAATCAATAGGCGTTGTAAGAATTTCCACTTCATCTTCTGTCAGTAATTCCTTAGGTGCATCCTTGTGCTTGATGTTATGAACAAGGATACTTTGATTGGCAAGTAAGGTAATCAGCCACACGATTTCTGAAAGTGCCATCTCCACATTCTCAGACTTCATTAACTTATCGCCTAGATTTTCAAGACCACCATAACGTCCTGCAATCTCCTTTGTTGCCTTTGTAGTGAGAAGTAACACATATTCATCGCCACCAATATTAATGCTTGCTGTTCTTTCGTTATCCATCTTTTAGCCTCCTTGTACTGTGTAATCTGGTTCATAGACTTCTGTATACCAGCCACTGATAACAGAAGTTGGTACATCCTTATCGCCTTCGGTTACTTCCGATTTCCACGGATGCTTTCCATTGGTATCTGCTTTATTTCTTCTTAGAACCGTGCCTTCAATGGTTGGTGTTGAAAAAGTGATGCTGTCACCCTTTGTAGCAAGGTTTGTAGATGGGATACCGAACTTCACTCGGTAGAGCCAGTAGTATTTATACTTGCCATTGGATTTCTTTGCTCTAAAACCAACAGCTACAGGATCCCCGCCATCTTCACTTGTAGAAACAACAACGTTGTTAGTATCAACGGTGACACCCGTTAAGGCGGCTGCAGTAGCTGAGCCAATATCATCAACACCCAGAGAGATGGTGCCATTCTTAAATTCTTTAACGATTTCTGCAGCACCGTCATCTGCATAGAGAGTTGCTTCTGCTAGTTCAACAGATAGCTCTGCTGATATTGCTTTTGCAAGCTGTGTCGGTGTACCGTAGATTTCTTCACCGTTCTCATCATCCGTGATGGTCGCATAATAAAGTTTATCAAGACCAATTGTTGCCATAGATTATTCCTCCATTTCATAGTGTTTGGCTACATCCACGTTATAGTGGTAATAGCCTGTATCATCTTCAAAGCCGATGTAGCTACGTGCAGTTATTGTAAAATTGGAAGTCAACAGCAACTGTACAATTTGATTTTTTAGTGCTGTATAACTTCCTTTGCTATAAATTGAAATTCGAGCCTCCTGAACATCAATTCCTGGCAAGTTATCAGAGTGAAGGTCAAAGGTATCACTCATTGGAACAACCACAATGTACTTACCAGGAGCCACATCAGAAAACACTCCTGTTTCAATCGGAACGTCTAGTGTTTCTAAAGCTACATGTAAGTCCTCTAAAATACTCATAGCTTTTTGACCTCCTCTTCAAAAGTGCTTTTCATAACTGAGATACACTCTGATTTGGACGCACTCCTAGCGGGTTTCAAAAAAGGCTTTGCAGGTTGACCGTGTTTGCCATACTCAAGGATGTTTGCTATTTTTGCGTTACTCTCACCATCAGACCTAGGTTCAGAGAATCCAATTTTTATATTGTGGTTTCCGTTCCTATCTAATCGTACTGATGTAACACCCAGTGCTTTTTCAAGTTCACCCGTTGAGCGTGATTCATGCTTTGTACCTTTACCAATCACTGCAGATAGATTGTTTTTCGTTCTCTTAAAGACGACTTCACCACCTGCTTTTAGCACCTTTTCTGCAACAGGGTCAAAGTCAGAACCAAGCTTTGAAACCTTAAGCAGAAATTCATCGGGCATCTTAATATCAACTTTTGCCAACACTACTCACCACCTTCTTAGCCAATACTTCTGTATACATCCCTCGACCTTTTACGTTTTCCACTGATGTAATATCAAATAATTCTCCTTCACACTCGATAAAATGTTCTGTGGTTACCGCCACTCCAGGAATGGCACGAAATCTAAAAAGATCCGTAGCCTCAGAAAAAGCAGCGAGGTTTGCCCATTTCTCACTGCCATGACGGCCTTCTCTATAGACACGAACTGAGGCAAGTACGGTCTGTGAGGTAGTGGCAAACCCCTCGCTATCTTTCGTTGTTGTAATTGCTTTGATATCAGCAAATTTATTCATTTTCCCAAAACTCACAAACCAAACCTCGCTTTCAATTTTTACACCTTCCAATCCCGATCAAGTCTAAGAAGCAGATTGACCGTGTTCCATACTTGCTGACTTGCTCCCACATTGTCAGCAAAAAAGCCAGCAGTACTGCCATCTCGACTTTCATAAAAATGAGAAGAGAGCATAATGACAGCTTGCTCGGTAGTTGGCGGCATTGGATTCTCGCTATAGTAGTTTTCTGGTATGTGCTGATAACTCTCGGCATAACTAACAGCAGCGGTAATCAGCTGTTGCAAGAGTTCATCATCTGAATCATGTTCAAGTATTAAATTGGCTTTTACTTTTTCAAGCAGTGTCATACCGCCACCGTCCTTTCTGTTTTACTAATCAGCCGTCATTAGTCCTGCAGCTTTTAGCTTTAAAAGCAAAGCGTTAAAGTCAGAAACTAAGGTCGTGATATCATCCGCTGCACTAGCTGCTTGATTTTCTAAAGGAGTAAAAGAAGAAGGGAGACCTGTTATGGTAGCTCCCTCCTTAATCTCTAACGTTCCTCCGATGACGGTTTTATCTCCGCCTTGTTCGGTGTAATTCTTTGTGTTGTAACCCATGTCGCACCTCCATTAGGCTTTCTGCTGAAGAACTTTGATTGCTTCAGGCAGTACTAACTTGCCATCCACACGTTCTTTGGCTACAAAACCGACCATGCCATTACCTGCAAACAACTCACGAAGCTCCGCAAATGAGCGAGAACCACGATCGCCAATATTGTAGTAAGACAGATCACCAAAGATAATGGTCTTAGCACCTGCCTCAACCGTAGGCATATAAGCAGATGTGTACACCGGATAACCAAGCAATTTATCAGGTTCACCTGCGACCAGAGCCGGTTGCCACATATACGCTCCGTTTCCATCTTTCAGTTTTCTAAGTGCCGCAATTGTCTGGTCATTTAAAATAAAGACTGCATTCTTACGGTATGGACGTTTCAGTGAATACACTAGATTAATCACTTCATCGGCTGTAATTGCTGTGGCAGAGGCAGCTGTCACACCGACTTCAGCACCACCACTAGCAGCAAGAATACCGAGAGGTTTTCCTGTGCCATCGCCATTGATAAAGGCATCTTCTTCTGCATTGGCAAGCGCCTTATAGAACTCCTCAATGATGTAATTCTCAAGCTGGAAGGCGTTATCATAAAGCAGCTCCTCAGTCACCTTGACTGCCACATGAAGTTTATGGGCATCAAGATTAATCTGAGAGAATGTGGCATCGCTAAAGGTCAGTGCTTCACCTTCATCAATCCATGCAGCGGCCGGTTTCGTAGCTGCGATATTGATTTTTCGCTCACCTGAGGTGGTAATTCTGTGGCCCAGCTTACGAATGATGTTCTCTTCCTTCAGACCATCAATCAGTCTGCTGTCATATTCTTCGGGTACGAGATAGCCACCATCTGCGTCTACCCCTTCTTGAAGAACATTGGATACATTACGGAAGTTTGAGCGAAGGGCTGAGAGCATGGCCTTCTTATAAGAGTCTGCTGCACGACCTGTTTTAACCTCACCGTTATCCAGTCGACCATTCATGGGCTTTTCAATGATTGGCTTGCTGACAGGCTTTTCAAGTTCAGCCTCAATCTCCTCACGTCTTTCCATACGATGGATTTCATTGGTAAGTTCAGAGATTTCATCTTCCATAGTCTTGTAGGTAGCATCATCTTCTACAGACAAAGTGCCATTCTTACTCTTATGAGTATCCAAGAACCCGTCCATTGTTTCAATGAGCTTTTTGCGCTTGTTACGCATTTCTGTAATCGTCATAGTAAAATTCCTCCATTT